CGGGTAGTCAAGGTCCGCAGGGTCCACAAGGTGATCTTGGACCTCAGGGAGCCACAGGTCCTCAAGGTCCTCAGGGTGATACAGGTGTTCAGGGTCCTCAGGGTCCTCAGGGTGATACGGGTCCTCAGGGTTCACAGGGACCTCAGGGTACTCAAGGACCTCAGGGCAGTCAAGGACCTCAAGGTGATGTAGGTCCTCAGGGACCACAGGGTGATACTGGATCGCAGGGTCCTCAGGGACCGCAAGGTGACACAGGTGCTACTGGACCGCAGGGACCGCAAGGCGCGCAGGGTCCACAGGGTGATACTGGTCCGCAAGGTGTTCAAGGTCCTCAAGGACCTCAGGGTGCTTCGGGTGTTGCTGGTGCATTGGATGATTTGTCGGATGTGACTATTACGGGGACCCCTGCGAATGGGCAGGCTCTTGTTTATAGTTCTGGGACGAGCCAATGGATAAACTCTACTGTCTCTACTAATCCGATGAACGATTCAAAGTTTACTGCGATTATTACAACTGATGTAGGAGTTTGAGATGGCTGTTGGTGATAGGACTGAGAAGCGGTTGGCTGGTCCAACTGGTTTAGGTACATCGAATGGGACGATTGCGACTGTGCCGTCTGCGCGTCAGTGGACTACGAAGCAGATTGTGTTTACGAATACGTCTGGTGTTGAGGCGTTGGTGTATTTCGCTATTGGTACGGCTGCGACTGCTAGTAATCGTGTGTTTTCTGCGTTGCCGATTGCGAAGGATGACACGGTGGTGTTTGATACTGCGCTTGTGGTTGACGCTGCTGAGACGTTTCAGGGTTACGCTGATCGTTCTGGTGTGAATGTGACTGTTGTTGGGTGGGAGAAGGAAGTCTGATGGGGATTAGTTCGGGGCTTGGTGGGACGGTTGGTGCTGTTCCTGCTGGTGGTGTGATGCCGTTTGCTGGTTCTACTGCTCCTGCTGGTTGGTTGTTGTGTTTCGGTCAGGCTGTTAGCCGTTCACAGTATGGCGAGTTGTTTGCTGTGTTGGGGACTTCGTATGGGTCGGGTGATGGTTCTACTACGTTTAATCTTCCTGACCTTCGTGGTCGTGTTGTTGCTGGTGAAGATGATATGGGGGGAAGCGCCGCAAATCGTTTGACTGCCGCAGTTTCAGGTGTTGCTGGCAATACTCTTGGAGCATCGGGTGGAGACCAACTTACGCCTACACACTCACACCCAAATACTCTTTCTAATAATACTGTTGCGACTTCAGGGCATACACATCAACATGTTTCACCCATTGGTTTGAATAGTGGTGGTATTAGAGTTATAGACCCAGGAAGTTCTGTATTGGATTCTGTTGGTTCTTACGACTTAAATGGAGTTGTGAGTGCAAATCAAAACTCATTTACTGCAAAGTTTGGTGACCTAGTTGAAAGATGGTATGTAACATCAAGTGGTCCTTCTGCTACCACAACTGTGACGATTTCTAATCAAAATAATACTGGTGGCGGGTCATCACAAAATGTGCAGCCGACAATGGTTCTTAACTACATCATCAAGGCATAACAATGGGTATCTCGAACGTCTCAAGTGGTTTACGACCAGGTGTATGCACCTCCACAACACGCCCAATAAACCCTTATGTTGGGCAACTTATTTTTGAAACAGACACAGCATCACTCAAATATTGGGATGGTTCTGTATGGAATGGTGCTATCGCTGCACCTACTGGTTCTGTTCAGTCATACGCTGGTTCATCTGCACCGACAGGTTGGCTGTTGTGTTTCGGTCAAAATGTGAGCAGAACTACTTATGCTGATTTGTTTGCTGTTGTAAGCACAACATATGGTGTTGGTGATGGTAGCACTACGTTTGGTTTGCCTGATTTGCGTGGTCGTGTTCCAGCAGGTTTGGATAACATGGGGGGTTCTGATGCTGGTCGTCTTGATTGGGCTAATACTTTGGGTACTAGTGGTGGTACACAGACTCATACGCTGACTAGTGCTGAGTCTGGTTTGCCTGCTCACAGCCACACAACAAAAACTATTTCTAACCTTGCGAACAATAATCTTCAATGGCATAACAATGCAGATACGGTTGCTGGTGGTGATGGGACTACTGGTGGTGGCTTGATTACAACTGCTCAAAATGCTGCTGCTAATGCTTCTTCAGCGCATAACAACATGCAGCCAACACTTCTATTGAATTACATCATCAAGGTATAATTATGGGTCTTTCTAACTACCTACCAAACAGTCGCCTCGCACAGCCAGGTGTGTGTACCTCGTCTACCCGTCCAGCGTCACCGTATGAGGGGCAGGTTATTTATGAGACTGACACGGATCGGACGTTGGTGTACAACAACTCTGCATGGGTAGACCCGTCAACAGGTAAGACTGGTCGTTCAGGTTTGGTGTTGGTAAAAACTGACACCATCACCAGCGGTACAAGTAAAGAAATAACATCAATTTTCAGTAGCGATTTTACTAACTATCAAATTGTTGTTGATGGTGTTGCTATGAGTAGTGCAAATAATCTTTTTATGCGTTTAGGAACAACCAGCACAGGATATTATGTTAGTGGTTTGTATGTCCAATACGGAACTGGAAACCCAGTTTCAGCAGACACATATGCAACCAACACCTCACAATTCGCTACTGGTCTTATCGCTGATTCTACTGGTCATGGTTCAGCAATTATTCATGTTATGAACCCAAACGGTGCAACCCGCACAGGTTTTCATTCATCAGGTGTTGACGCTCGTACTGGTGGTGGAGGAGCAAGGCATTACACGGGGTATTTAAATAACTCTACTGTTTACACTTCTGTCACTTTTTTAAGTGGTAGTGCAAATACATTTACTAGTTGCAACATCGCTGTATACGGCTACAACCAATGATTAGTGTTGTCACTACGACATACAACACACCCGCCGACATCCTTGCCCGAACCTGGGCCTCCCTCAAACAGCAAACCCACACCGATTGGGAATGGGTAATACACGATGACTCCACCAACAACAACGTCTACCAACAAGTCTATGGATTCTGTTCAGACGAACGATACAAGATTCGCTACATCCGCCCCCATGTCCCGACACGAGGCAACATCGGTTACGCAAAACGAGTCGGGTTCGGTGCAGCGTTCGGAGACATCCTTGTTGAGTTAGATCACGATGACGAGTTAACCCCAGACGCGCTAGCCCTCATCCATCTTTCCTTCACCGACCTCCCCTCTGTCGGGTTTGTTTACTCTGACTGGTGTGAGGTGTTCGCTGACGGAACCTCAGGTCGCTACCCCGAGGGTTGGGCGTTCGGGTACGGCAAAGAATACTGGTCAGATGAGTACGGGGTGTGGGTGATGCAAGCCCCACCGTTGAACGCTGTCACCTTGTCGCACATTGTGTCTGCCCCGAATCATGTTCGGGCGTGGCGGGCATCCACCTATCACGCTGTTGGCGGGCATGACCCGAACCTTCCAGTAGCAGATGACTACGATTTGGTGGTTCGTACCGCGCTGGCTACCGACTGTGTGCATCTACCGAAGATGCTGTACAAGCAGCACATCGCCCCTGTCACGGCGCAACGCACCCGCAACCAAGAGATTCAATGGCGGGTTGCTGAGATTTCCGCAAAGTATAAGGATCGCATACTGGACAAGTACCCGATCCGATGATGTATGATGAGCGGGTCGCCGTTATCAAGGAGTGATTATGCCTAAGGTTGGTAAAAAAGAGTTTTCGTATGGCCCTAAAGGTATGGCTATGGCTAAAGCAGAAGCGAAGAAAACTGGCAAGTCCATGAAGATGGGCAAGAAGAAGATGAAAAAGAGTGGCAAGTAAGAAGAAGGTTTGGGATACCCCTAACCCTAAGAAGAAGTCATCTAAGTTGACTCCTTCTCAGGTGGCGGAGGCGAAGCGTCGCGCTAAGGATGCTGGTCGTCCGTACCCTAACTTGATCGACAACATGGCTGTGGCTAGAAAGAAGAAGTAGTGGCGACTGTTGCCCAGGTTTTGAATCGTGCTTCCCGTCAGTTGTTGTCGGG